GGAATATTATCAAAAGGTATGCCCGGATAAGGTCACGTATACGACGGCACAATTAGGCGATCAATCGTCTGCGTTTAAAGCCACCACCGACGGCTTCGGTTCGGATTTTTAGTACGCCCGGCAGCGCCAGCAACAGGGGCGTGCTATAGGGCATTAGTTGATCAAGTATTATACAATAAACAAGCGTCAGTATCACCGGAAATAATTCCGACTATGCAATCAGCACAAAATCAACTACGAGAGTGGTACAACCAGCAAACACTACACCTCTTGCAAGATCCGGAAGCGATGGTAAAGATAAAGTGGAAGGGAGCGAACCCACTAAACTTGCCGGAAAGGTTCAAGGCACTGACTAGTGAACAGTTGAAAAGAAGGAAATATCATTTTCGTCCAAATACTGAATATATGTACCTCTTTTCGGATATAGATAAATGGGTGGCATTCTCATTGTATTTGGATATTGTACCGGAAGATGTGCGACTAATAGTGCTAGGTTTACTGCAGCACTGCGATTACGCGAGTACAGATAGGTTGAAGAAGCTGAGCGAGGTGTACAAGAAGAATCAGAAATTGTTATCGAACCAATGGTACTACATTGTAGAGATGGAGCGTTTGTCTGACTATGTGCCAGCCCCAGATCACGACTTTATATTGGATGAGGTAAAGAAATGGGTAAATCCGCCAAAACCTATCAAACATGAACTGCAAGGACTAGATTTTTTGGAACTGTACAGACAAGGATGCGAGAGATTTTTTGAAACGGGGTACAACTCACAAAAGGAGCGTGTACTTCACATCGATGAATATCTGCGCGACCCAATGTACTGGGCGACGCCAGGATCAAGTGATGCAGAACTGACGAAATTCATGAATAGGACAGAGACAAGATCGTATAAAACACGAAAGTCAAAATGGAGTACGGCCTACGCTGCATCACACGATTACCTGAAAAAGTTGTTCTACGATCCTAGACCACAAAAATTAATGGCAGCACCGAAAAGGGAGCCAACAAAGGCACGAATGATCATAAGCGGTGACATGTCAAATTACCTCCGTATGGGATACGTCGCATACTGGATGGAGAGCGTACTCCAGAAACACCCGAATACAACGCTTTTTTACGACAGCCAGCAGATGCTAACGATGTGGCTAGAGATGGTGAAAAATACAACACCGCAAAAAGGAAGGAACAACGCCAGCCAAGTTAATGTAACGCTGGACGAGTCAGAATTTGACAGACAGGTTACAACAGATATGATGAAGATAAAGTGTGAGTCAGTCCTGAACTTTATAATGATGCATGCTCCGTGGGAGATAAAATTAGAACTGATGAATACGTGGTTGACCGTGATGAAATCCATCATCAATAATGGGTCAGTAGTAATTAAGGTTGGAGGGCGAATCTCAACAGTGGCTATCTTTAATGGTATCCTATCGGGGTGGCGGTTGACGGCATTCTTTGATACCTTATCAAATATCGCAAAAATCTGGGCTTTCAGAGTGGCATTGATCGAAAGGTGTGGGACGGAGTTTTCATATCTTACAGACCCGGTTACAAACTTTACGTCACAGGGAGACGACATAAGATCAAGGTCGCCATCGCCATACCATGCACAACTATTCACGGGATTGTATGCAGAGGCGGGTTTCAAAGTTCATCCAGGGAAGTTCTTTGTTTCAGGGGTGGCAGATGAATTTCTACGAAAAGTAGCATTTGATGGAAAGAATCTGATAGGATACCCAGCAAGGGGGGTAGCAGCGCTATTGTTCAGAAACCCTATATCAAAGGACCCCCCAGCAGGGGCCGAGAGGATAAGAGAGATGTGCAACGATTGGTTGCAGGTACTGAGGCGAACAGCAGGAAAGGCGGCAAAAGTGTTAAAGCATATGATTCAAGACATATCGTTAGGCAATTCAATACCGAAAGCAGACGTGGAAAAAATCATCCACATTCCATCGAATCTCGGTGGTATAGGTCTACACCCTCTGCTACTTGCGAAAGTGGATATAAAAAAGGAAGTAGTGACATATGATATAGAGCCAGGTTCATCTAAACTAGCACCATTATTGACACAACGCCAAGATCTGATACCTATAATTGACAACCAGTGGCGGAAAGGAATTGATTGGGGAACACACGCCCCAAGAAAAGTAGAGCCTTTTACGTATACAATAACTGAGCTATCATCACTGCCAAACTTTAAAGCATATTACCTGCCGAACTTACGAGTGCAAAGCAAAACCTCTCTACAATGCCCACGAGCGATGGAAGGTTTGAGTCCGAGTGTAGCCTTCGCATATCAAAAATTAGCAATGACACAAAATAGAGAGCAATTGCGAAGTGTATCTCCGGAGTGGATGGACTCCCCATCGTTATCAGTCCTAAATAGACTGCTAGTGACATCAAGCTTGCGAGTTATAAGAGACTGGTTGGATGACAAACTGTTCGGGAATCCACCGAAGAGTGAGAGATTAGGTGACATAGTAGTACCAATAATATACAAGATGATAGTAGCGAATAACCTTAACGGAGTACTGCTGTCAGCAAGAGTGACGGCCAAATCAATTCTAAAAGCACAATTGTCAGCCGAGCTGGCAACTTTCGATGTAATAAAAACATTCCCGTATTTAGTGACTGACTAAAGACAGAAAGGGAAAAGGGCTAACGAGCCCTAGAAACCTCTGAAAACAGAGAGGGAGAAGCCTAGGAGGGTACCTGCTGAGGTACGAG